TACAAACTTCGTTTCTACCAGCTGATAAATTACAAGCCATAATGATTAGTTTTTAATTTTGTTAGTTAAAAGGTAGGTGGATTTCTCCACCCGACCTTAGTTAGTTTATATTAGTAAGCACCGTAGTAAACGATATCTTGACCTACACCGAACTGAGTTCCAGCGGTATAGCGCATTATAATACGATAATTTTGAGAACCATCGATATCTGCTAAGTCGATAACTTTAACTTGGTTGTAATCTGAAAGAAGCCCGGTACCAAAGAATAAGTTTGATTTTTGAGCTGCAACGATTTTGTTATCACTCATACCAGGACACATTACGATTTCAACACCGTTGAAGTTCATTGGTTTTTCACCTACATTAAGCTGATTGTTGAAACCATTAGCACCTAAACCACTTGCACCACCACCAGCTAAAGCTGCTTGGTAAGATTTTGCCACGTTTGTAGAAACATACATTAACAAATCTTGCTTACCATATACAGTCTTAGGAACTGTTAAGAATACAGAGTTTAATTTAGAGATAACATTGTCTGGAGTTACTGAACCAGAGATGATTGCAGAAGAACCACCAGAAGTTCTTGCTGGTAAAACTGCAGTTGCACCACCTGCTGCTACTGAAGCAGAGAAAGCTGTTTCAAAACCACCGAATTGACCGTTAGTTGAGTTAACACCTTGCCAGATAGATTCTTCAGTTGCTTGTGCTACTACACCACCAACATAAGATACTAAATAGTCATTGAAAGATTTAGGAATCTCATCGAATGCAGAGAAACCTAATTGTAAAGCTTCCCAAGATGCAACAAATTCTTGTTTACATAATTGGATGTTTACTTGTAACTCTTTTGGAGTTAAGATTTGTTCAGAGATAGTCACTGAACCTGTGTTAGTAACGAAATCGCAAGATGCGTCGTTAACTAAGTTTGCTACTGCTAATTTTTGGATTACACTTTTGTATTTAACATTTGGCATGATAGTTACCAATTTGTTGTCCAAAGTTGTAGCAGATAACAATGCTGCTGCGATATAACCAGAAGCTGCCTCACCAGCGTAAGTGCTGTTAGAGATAGTTGGATTCGCAAAGTTTTGTAATTTTTTCATTGTTTTCCTTTTTGAAAATAGGGGTTAATAATTTATTTATAAAGTTTAGATAAGAATGAACTTTGTGGAGTTGCAATCTTCTTACCATAATTTCTTTTTGTTTCTGCAGAGAATTTAGTTGTAGTTTCTTCGATTGGAGCACCATCTAATTTAGGCAACTCTTCTTCTTCTACTTCTGACATCTTAATGCCTTCTGCTTCTTGAACTACTTCAGATGCAACTGGAGGAAACATTGCTTCCATCTTTGCCATCTTCTTTTCCATCTCTTCAATTCTGTATGCCATATCTTCCATCTTCTTGCCTAACTCAATAGAGATTTCAGGTTCTTCACCTTCTTCTTCCATTGACTTATCTTCAGTTGCAGGGATTGGTTCAACAGTCTCATCTTCTTCTGCCATCTTAATAGTACCAGATTTTACTGAGTTTGGTTGTTCAGGTCTTACGTTTTCAGGTAATTCTTCACCTGTTCCTTGTGGGATTGGTTCTGTTTTCACATCTGCCATCTCTTCGTTCTTTGCTTCTTCTACATTTTCTCTACTAACGATTTTACCATCCTTAGTTTGGATTCTAACGATTACTTCATTTCCTTCAGTATCCTTTAAAGAAACTTCATGTTCACCATCTGGTGCAGGAGACTTAGTTCCGTCTTCGTGAACTACTTCTACTGGTTCACCTAAATCGAATGTTGGAGATTGTAAGATTTGACCTTGTGCATCTTTTGCATCTGTTAATTCAACTTCTTCAGCTGATAACAATGTCATTATTCTTTTTAATACGCTTTTTGAGTTCATATTCTTTTTTGTTTATACCTTTAATAACAAAGGTTGTTTGAAAAATAGTTATTTTTTTATAATCTGTATCTTATTATGACAATACCATGTCCACCAGTACCTGCACCACCTGTGTTAGTAGAAGCTTCTCCACCTCCACCTCCACCATATCCATTTATTGCGTTTGTAGGACCTGTTGAAAATCCACCACCATTTCCAGCATTAGTTCCTCCAGCACCTCCATTACCACCAACTAAGATACCTCCACCACCTCCACCACCGGAACCATATACAGATGGAGTTCCATCAAAGTTATAAGTTAAACCTTCACCACCTGCACCACCTTGTCCAACATTTGCACCACTACAAAATCCATTTGAACCACTTGCAGCTGCACCTCCTCCTCCACCATGTCCAAAATCTAATCCACCACTACATACAGGACCATCCATACCTGCAGGATATCCTATTGGTATACCCTGTTCACCTGTTGAATTACCACCTTCTGCATAATAATTGTATCCATATGCAGATATAGAAGAACTTATACCATTATTATTAACGGAACCACCTGCTCCTACTAATACACTATAACTTCCTTTGTATAATCTAGTCGTAGTTGTGTAAACACCTCCTCCTCCACCACCTTTACTACCTTGTGCACTAATTACTGAACCACCTGCACCTCCACCAACTATTAACATATCAATTTCAGCACCAGTAGTTACATTTAATGTATAACTGCCTGATGTAAATTTAATATATCCATAATTTATTCCACCGGAAGTAAAAGAACCAGATGTTGCACCTGCTCCTGATAAAGTTGCAACTAATGTTTGTCCTAATTGTGAACCATAAAAAGCCGTTGGTGTAAATCTCATTACAATAAGTTATTAATTGATGTTGCATATAATGTTGTAGTATCGTATGCAATAAATGTAATTATATCTTTTGCTCCTGATATTGGTGTTGCAACATAAGAATTACCAGCAGGGAATTTAAATGTTGAGTTATAAGTTAAGCTTCCACTTGCAGGAGTCGATTGTGTAATTAATAAGTTTATAGTTTGACCAGGTTTAATATTTGTTGCAGTTAAGTGAGTTGCACTTCCAGATACTAATGATAAAGTAAAGAAATTACCTTTAGATAAATCCATACTTGCACTATTAGAAGAAATAGTTAATGCACTTATATTACCATAAACAGAACCGGTTACAGATACACTACCTGTAATTTGTAAACCTCTAACAAATCTAGGTGATGGATTATTTCCTACATTCGGTGTAATTGTTAACCAATCTACATAATCAAATACAGTTCCATTATCCCAATCTTTGAATGCAATACCATTACTATCTACCACAATTGCAGTTTCTATATCTGTATTAAAGTTAGGGTCATCATAAACACCCATATATAATCCTGCATTACTTCCAGTTGGGCCATAATTTTGTATGAATGTTGCAGATGTTCCTTTTGAATTATTTACACCAATATTGTTTCCTGATATTGTAGATTGACCTAATCCATCATTACTTGAAACTTTCATTGCTCCTGTAATATCTAAATCAAATTGTGAACTACCTGATATTAATAAACTACCTGTGATTACTTGATTACCTACAAAGTTATTAGAACCAGTAGTTGCATAACTTCCTGTATGTGATATTAAGTCATTCAATATATTACCAACAGATGAACTATATACTTCTTGTGATTGTGTGTATGAATTAAAAGAAGATGTATTTAATTTAGTGTCAATTTGATTTATTAAACTTGCAGTTGCAGCATTTAATTGTGCATCTGTTGCAAATGTAGCATCTAATGAAGAACTAAAATTTAATAATTGGTCTATTGATGTTTGTGCAGATGCAGTCCATGTATTTGTTGAAGAAGTATATTTGTTAAATGTATATACACTTGCTGACAATGAAGTTGCAACTGATGCACTAAATACTGATTGAGTTGCTGCAGTTGATGCAGTATAGTCGTTAAATGAAGATGTATTTAATTTACTTCCATCTTGATTCATAGTGATATCTGCAATAGTTCCATCTACATTTGTCACTAAACTTGCAGTAATAAATCCACTAAAATTAAATCTTCTTGCATATCCCAAAGAAACATTACTTGAAATAATTTCATTTGTCAAAGATGCAGTTGTTTGTAATTGAGCAATATCACCTGCTTGACTTAATTGAGTTGCACTTAATGAACTTATTTGAGTTGTGAATCCCAAATTAGTTAATTCTTGGGATGAAGTAAATTGATTCAATGAAGTAAATGAAGGTTGTATAGATGCAGTATATGCATTTAACAACTGAATAGAAGATGTTACAGAACTACTGAATGCAGTAAATGTAATTTCATCTACCAAAGAGTCAATCATATTAGTATTGAATCCTCTAAGTATTGTAGGAGAAATGTATCCTGTTGTATTATTAGGGAAAGAGGTATTGTTGTCTACCTTTAACGCTTGTTTAGATATTTGAGACATTTTATATTATTGTTTTATTTAATCAAATCCTTCGTCAAAACCAGGTCCAAATCCACCTTGTGCCTGTGCAGTTGATTGTATTTGTCCAATACCTTGTTGAATCAATGCACCCTGACAACATCTCACACTATATGTGTTAGAATGTATACATAAACATGCTCTTCTACTATTCTTAGGTGAAGATAATCCTCTCGTTGGCCCTAGATAGATACCACTTTGATTTTCTCTATTAACAGAGTATCTTAAGTTTCCACTTCTACTATTTGACCACATTCCTGCTCCTGGTTCCATAAATCGTGTTTAAACTAATAACAACAAAGGGAGAATAAATAATTATCAATGCCTCATTTTTGCAATTGCATCATTATGTATTAACTCATCTAACTTATTTTTATCTGCTTGGAATGCAAGATATAATAAACATTTACTTAAAGGTTCTTCGGTGACCTCATCAATTTTTTGAATGTCTCCTCCTGCAAGTTGGATAATCGTTGGATAAGATTTCCACTTTTTACTAAAATTTGCTTCATGTTTGGTTCCAACTCCTTCTCCGTCAAAGAGTTCAGGGTAGAATTCAATAAGTCCCTTAATAAACTCGCAAAAAAAAACAAGGCACCTAAGTGTATATCCATTCCTACTTCTAACCACTTAGTATCATCTATATCACCTGTATATCTTTTTATTTTATAGTTTTCACCTTTCTTTTCTATAATTGGTCTGTATAGTATTGACATTATTTTGCCCCAATTATCGTCTATTGTAAAGGTATCATATTTTGTAATATCCACATAAGAACCATAAGACATTTCAGATAAGTTAGGTTCAAATCCATATTCAACACCATCTATTGTAATAAATCTTTTTAATGGCAAATTTGTCTGATTAATAAAACCATTCAATGCATCTTCTATTTGTTTAAATCCATCAATACTAATTTTGTCTATTAAATATGGATTAATTCCACACAAATGAATCAACATAAGTGCAGTTATGGCATCTTCATCACCTTCATAGTTTTTGATTTCCTTTTGTAATTCTAAGTATTTCTTTAGACTTACGCTAGACCAATCAGTAGGTATCTTAATCTCTAGTTCCATTTGTTAAATAATTTATCGTTAATATTAATTTTCTTACTTTTGCTTCTTCATTCTTCAACTTTGCATCCATAGTGATAAGATTTGCTTTCATATCATCTACTTGTTGTTGTAAATCTTTTGCATAGAGTATTAAGTCTCTAATTTCTTCATTAGTCCACATTTGCGGTCTAGTATCTGTAACTTCCGATTGTGATTGCATATTTTCCTTTGTTTACTGCTTTTTGTGATAATGTCATCATACATCCATATCTCGCTGCATCGATTGCGTGGTCTAATCCACCTTCAGGTTTGTCAGTAACATAACCATGCTTATCGGTTTCATATTGATACGCATACATTTCATTGATTAGGTTTTGTGATGTCTTTAATATTTTAATTTTGTAGTTCTTCATTACTTGTATACCAAAGTTAATACTATCCTTACCTTTAGTTACTGGTTTAATGTTGAATCCACTTCTATATATTTCTTCTATTAGTCTTGGTTCTGCACTATCTGCCCAAATCGGTTCACTCTTTCTTATATCTAACCCATTCAGTTTATTTATAATATCCTGTGTTACCATTCCTCTTTCATAGATTAACTCTTCCAAAAATATTGTATCAGAGTTCTTATAAACTGCAACTAAAGAAGTAGGATCCTGAGAATATCCAAAATCAATACCGAAACAAATAAAATCTGCCTCAATGGTATCCACTACTTCAAATTCAAAGATTGCCTTATCGTTTGCCGCATATTCACCTTTACCATATATTGCCCACTTCTTAGGTGATGTATGTTGTAAGTCCTCAATCGCTTTAACCATTTCTTGTGGGATATATGGGTTATCACGATATGTTGTTACAAATCTTTCACAATCTTGCATTTGTCTAAGCCAATGGTAAGGACTAATGGTCGGGTTAAATGCAAGTATGATACGACCTGAAGTTCTGATTGATAATTGGAAATAAGATTCTTCATCAACCTCACTGGCCTCATCCACAAAAAGTATAGTAGATTTAATTCCACGCAACTTATCACCATCGTCAGTATTAATAAATTGCATAGTTGATGTAGGGAAGTTATAAGTTCTATCGGTAGTATTCCATTTATCTTCATCGTATATTCCAATTGATTTAAGTATATCTATAAAATCTTTGATTACAGTTCTTTTAAGTGATGGAATAGTTTTTCTTACTACTGTGATGGTTTCATTGGATTGTAATGCCTGAACGATTAACCATTGTAAGATTGCATAAGTCTTTCCACTACGAGTGCCACCTATGTGTTGGCTAACTCTATTCTTTGCATCTAATAAATGCTCAAATGTAATTGTAGTATTAATGTTCAGTTCCACTACCTGTTCTATTTATATTTACATTGATTGATTGTATTCTTTGTTCAATCTCTGCCTTCATTTCTGTTCTACTCAACTTAGGTAAAGTATATTCCATTAATTTCAGTGCAAGTTCAATTGCCTTCTCTGGGTCTTTCTTTTTTATTTCTTCTAAGTCTTTTGTAAGTGTATCTAATACTGAGTTAGTTGCACGAGCAAGTGTTAACTTCATTTGTTCTGTTGACCTATTCAATGCACCCGGTGGTCTTCCACCTCTATTAATTCTTACATCTCCTTTTGTGAATGCCATAGTATTTAATTGTATTTTACTATTAATTTAACAACGCATACTTTATTTTGTAGTAGATACCTCAATTAAAAGAGATAATCCAATAGTGAGGAGATATGCAACAATGAGCACTATTGTTTCATCTTTACTATCAATCCAATTTCCTAACGACTTTATTTTATCCCCTACCCCTTTTGTATTCTTTCTTTCCATTCTTTTATTATTGGTTTAACGAATATCATTTTAGGTTCACTCTCCGTTATAATCATCTTTTGTCCTACTCCATTCTCATCCTTTGGCCCATACTTACGGATTGCTTCTTCTGGATTCTCTCTAGCCAATCTTGCTCTTGCATTGTCACCTATTTGCCACATCTTTAAGTTTGATTTTCTTATACTTACTCCTTGTGTATTTCCTACATGTATCCAATTATCCGCAAGATATACTGCACCTCTTCTATTTTCATTTTTAAGAACATAAGTTTCCATTAATAATAAGTCATCACCATATCTTTCTTTCCATCTCTTTGCACCTTCTATCCTTACCATCTTTAATACCCTACTACCTAAATTCTTTATACCTGTATCTGGTTTTAAGCAGAAACGATAATTGTTTGCCATACTATTAGATAATTTAATCCTTTGGTCTTTATTCCAACCTATCCAATTATCTCTGTCTTTTACACATAATACACAACTACTTATTCCGATTGCTCCTACTAATTCTGCACCATTCCATACCAACCAATTTATTCTGCGTTGTGGAACTACCTTATACTTTACATAAGAATGATATTGATTTATAAAATCCTTAAACATCTTTGTTTTTTCTGGTGTATTACATTCATCAATTGTAATCTCTACATCTTTATATTCAAAAAATTTATTCATATCTTACTCTTTCTATTATCCAACCATGTATTAATTCTCCACCTGGTTTGTATATGATAAACATATGATTATCTAATTCTTTGTTTGATATTAATTCTAATTCGCATCGTCTGATAAAATTATAGTCAAAGAATAGTTCCAACTTATCTGCATATCTTTCGTTAGTCCTCATAATGTCCTCTGGTGTCTGGATAATCTTTATTTATATATGTTCTACTTCTACTTCTTTTACTTCTTATTGTTTCATCATCTCTTCTATCATATATCCATTCCAAAATACCATTCTCTTCAATTTCTTTCAATTGTGCTTCGTAATGTGCATTTATTGCTTCTCTTCCTAATTTCCATGCTTGATTTGTCTTTGCTCTTATCTTTGCAAATCTATTATCTGCTTCACTACCTTTGTTGTCGAATGGATAGTTTTTCTTTGGTCTATACACATCTATTTCACCTAACAATCCTCTTTCTTTTAATCTTTCTCTTTTAATACGATTGTCACATGGTCTGCAAACAAAAACAGGTTTGAATGAATGAAACTCTACATTACATTCTCTACATTGTCTTATTTCTCCGTTTACTCTATCAAATTTCTTTTTAAACATTATCAAATGGATTATCTATAACTTCTTTTAAATACCTTCTTACTTTCTTTACTGCTAAAAAGGTTGTTGATTTACTTATCTTTATTTTTCTTGCTACTTCATCTAATGTATCATCTGACATCCAATATAATTCAAATATCTTTGCCGATGGCCACATTCTAGTTGTCGAAAGTTTCTTTAATTCATTGATTACTTCATCATGTGCTTTCTGAATTTGTAAATCTCTCTCTTCATCATATGGTATATCTTCTTCATTACTCCATACTTCATCTACTAAGGTTGTCCGATTTAGTTTCTTAGTTTTGTTGATGAATCTGCTGTGCAAGAACTTTGATGCGTAAAATAAGTTGTATGAATTAGTTCCCCAAAATAATTTAGGATTACATTTCTCATGCAAATATATGTAAAGTTCTTGCACTAAATCTTCAGACTCTTCTCTATTATGAGTAATTTTATTTGCTGAGTTCAGTAACCATTTATGTGATTCAGAATGTAAATTAATTAATCTTCTTTCACATTCACATTGATAACTGCCTGTTTCCATTATTGTCTTTCTTTTACCCAATTAAATAAATAGTCAACTGCTCTTTTCCAATGTCCTGCAGATGATGCACATGTACAAGGTCTATTTTCATTTTCATCTCTTAATCTATTGAACATATCCCAAACATAAGGTGCTTTATTATCTGGAAGATATGCACCTAAGTTTAAAATAAATTCTGATAATTCATTGAACTCTTGCTCGTTTAATGGTGCGTATTTATTATTCTCCATCTTTATTTAAAGTTTTCAATTTTGGTAATTTAAGTTCACTATTCTTTGGTGCAGGCATTCTTTCACCTGGATAAATAGGATTGTCTAAATTTAAGAATGGTTTGATTTGGTCAATGTAAGGATGTGTTCCTGCAAATGTGAATCCCATACAACTTAAGATTAGGACTAAATCGTTTACTGATGTCAATTTACTAAAGTCAATTAGATATGCTGCATTTGGGTCTAATTGTTGTTCACTTGCTAACTTAAATGTTGTCGTTGCTTTTTCCATTTTGTTTTTCTTTTATTTGTTTTAATTTATTTACTAAGTCGTTTAATCCTTCTTGTGGAATTGGTAAGTCTTCATCCCATAATACCATATTAGGTTTAGGATTGTTTAAGTCAGTTTGAGTTGCATCCAATAACAATTCAAACAAATCCCACTTATTCCATATCTGATAATATCTTGTTCCTTTTAAGTGAATCAAATACCAATCTCCTTCTATTTGCATTATTTCTTCTATCATATTAAAATAATTTTATCTGATTACATTGACCATCATAAGATTTGTCAGTTAATCTATTTAACCATTGTTTTCTTTCACAACATCCACATGATTTAAAACCTAATTCAGTTGCAATTAGAGTTGCAATCCTGTGTCCAAATCCTAAAGTGATAACATGTATCAATGCTTCAGTATAATCTCCTAATTTTATAAATTTCATATTATTTTTTAAATTTATCTACTTTGTGATATTTGATTGTATTTTCTTTCTTTGTAAGTAATTGTAGATTGGATAATATATTGTTATCCTTTTGATTATCAGAATGGTCAATTACTAATTTAGATGGGACTTCACCATTAAAACTTTCCCATACTATCTGATGCAAATTAGGGTAATATCTTTTACCGCCTGGTGCAGTAATATAAACTGAGGTATATCCTCTATTAGAAGTTTTATAACTCATCTCTCTATAATCTCCGAATAAAGGTGTCTTTGTTTTGTTTCTAGCGATTTTGTGGGATGTGACTACTTTGCCTGTGTTTGATACTAAATGATTAGGAAATTCAATTCCTTTCCATTTTACAGTTTTCCAAATTATTTTTTGTGCCATATTAAGTTGTTTTTGTTTTATGTAATATAAAATAAATTTCTGATATTACCAAATATAAGTATCGTGAAAAAAATAAAACGCAAAAAAAATGGTCAGCAGTTAAATGGCACTTTAAAACCTGCTGACCTAAATATGTGTGTCGTAAGAACACTCTACATAAATGCTGAATAGCTGTGAGTATTAATTAAGTTCTTACATATAGAGAATAACACATATCATTCATTTTATAATTAACAAAAACAGACTAATGTAATATACTGAATTTATTTTACATCTCCAAATATATTATCAAACTTATTTGCTATTTGTTTTTGCTCTTTATCTAAACTACCTGTTAATGCTTCTGCTAATATATCTTCTCTTTCAGCTTTAGTTACATTTACAGTTTCTAGTTTAAGTTCAAGATTTGCAGTTCCAGTTCCAGTTACAGTTCCAGTATGGTTTTCCATATGGGAATCCATATTAACTTTCATATCTTTCTTTTTCTGAAGATTTTTTAATCTATTTTCAGTATAAGCTTTTCTTCTTATAGTTTCTTCTTTCATTTTAATATTATACCACTTTCCATCTTCTTTTATAAATTTTTCAGCAATTACAATATCTTCATCTGATAATATACTTTTCATATCACCATCAGTCAAATATTGATTTTGATGTTGTAAGCATAATAATCTAATATACTTACCTACTTGTTCATTTGTCATTGTCATAGTTCCTACTAGGAAATCTTTTGTCCATAGTAAAACTGCTGGGTCTTTTGCCATCTTTTTTAGTTTTTTATTGTTTATAATAATGTAATATAAGAAAATTTTTCCATAATACCAAATTATGAGTTTCCATATGGTGTTTCATATGTAATAAGTATGATAAATCAAAACAAAACGAAAAATACCCGAAAAACCTGGTTTTTATGACATAAAACCAGTATATGCAACTCGTTGATAATCAATTTATTATGAAAAAACACCATTTTTATTTGGTAAATTGAAATATTTGTCGTATATTAGAGTATTAACAAATAAACAAAAATTAAAACATTATGGCACAAAGAACAAACCCAATCGTAAAAAGAGTAGTTGATAAATTTAAAACTATTCAACAAATAGCAGAAGTATTCGTATTAGGTAATTCTGCACAAAGAGGATTATTAATATCAGGTGATGCTGGAACTGGTAAATCCCATTATATTAAACAAGCATTTATTAAAACCAAAACTACAAAAAGAGTAGATTATAACAAATCAAAATCATTTACTGCACCTGCATTTTATGCAAAATTGTGGGAAAATAGAAAGAAAGGTGATGTTGTTGTTTTTGATGATTGTAGTTTAGAGTCTATGTCAACAGGTGACTTTAGAAAGTTTACAGACTTTTTAAAAGGTGGATTGGAATTAGAGAAAGGCCCAAAGATGTTAGGATATGAAGCTGCAACTAAAAACCAATTATTTAAAGACTTAGGTGTTCCAAATCAATTTGATTTCCAAGGTTCAATTATTTGGATTACTAATACTAGATTTGATAAATTACAAAAGAAGTTTGGTGATAACTGGGATGCAATTCAAACTAGATTTATTGGTGTAGAAGTATTCTTAACTAAAGAAGAAAAATATATGTATACAATGCATTTAATAGATGAATTGGATATCTTAGGTAAAAATTGTGAAGCAAAAGAAGGTGGTTATAATTCTAAAGTGATTAACAAAACAATTAATTATTTAGAACAAAACTATAATGACTTTAAAGAAATAACTCCAAGAGTTGCAATTAAAGTTGCAGATACTATGTCGGAATATCCTGATATGTGGGAAATTATATTAGATAATCAAAACATTTATGACAATGAGTAAGATTGAATGGAAGAAATCAAATATAGATTATGATGAGTTAAATAAATTAACAGTTCAAAAATTAGTTAGAATTGAAAATGGTAAAAATTCTAAACTAGCAAATGGAGAATTTCCTGATATATTAAAAAATAATGGATTAAAAACTGGATATAAACATTATAAAAATAAAACTGGCTTATTTTCTATGACTAAAGAAGAAAAGTTAAATGCACAAATAAATGGTGGTAAGTCAGCTGGCAAGTTAGCATCAGAACGAGGCACTGTAATAAAAGCTGGAAAGATATCTGCAAAATCAAAAAATCACATAAATAATAAAAAATTAAAATGTCCATATTGTAAACTAGAAGGTGCATACCCAACTATGAAAAGATGGCATATGGATAGATGTAAATTTAAAAAATAAGAATTTTGTTTGATGTTGATATAACGAAGAAACCCTCAAAGGAGTCAAATCCTGAGAGGGTTTTATTTTTTTGTATATTCTCCTTACTTTACAAAGAAAGTGTCTTAAATTAGGTTAAAATAGGTTACAACCTAATTATCTACCTTGTCCTCTATACATCTTTTTCTTTGGAGTATGTTTATTAAAAGATTTCTGACCATTTAATTGTCCAGACTTTCTAGTCCCAAATGAAATCTTATTGTTACTTCCTGCTGATTTACTTTTTGCCAATTGTATCAACTTTTAATGTGTCAACTAATGTAGTATCGTTGATTGTTGAGTCAGTTTTAATTTCAGTTGATACTGCAGTTCCACATCCCCATACTAAAAATGCAATTGCAGTTACAATTACAAATGTTATTACTATCTTTTGTGTTTTTGTTAATTTTGTCATATTGATTTTCCGTATTTGCTTTGAGATAGATAATCTAACTCAATTTGTAATGTATTAATTTGTTTACTTAATTCTAAGACTAATGTTCTCAATTCGTCTATTTGCTTTTGTAAATTATCCACTTTTAACTCCATATCATAAAGAGTTGCGTTAAATGGTTCTTTACGAAATAAATGCATCATTATTTTTTATTTTGGTTCTGAAATAGGAACACAGTTAGGAACCTCGCGTCCATCTAACATTTTTGTTCCAATTGCTTCGTAACCTTCCCAGCACGCATCTTCTAATCCACCTTCTGCAAATAAGTTGATACCTTTAAAATCAGTATCATAGGCAACTTTTGCCATTACTTTTGCAGATGTATCTTTTATCTTACTCATCTTGTCTTTTCTCCAATATGAATAACATATAGCTGCTGCTTGTTCTTGTTCATATCCTGAACTTATTTCTTCTGATATACAACGAGAGATGAAATCTTGTTCTCTCTCACCTTTATTTGGATTTACTGGCATTTTATTTTGGTTTTTTAGGATGATAAATTTCTACTTCATCCGTTTCTGGGTTAATTCTTATTGGCATATTTTATAATTTTATAAGTCGTAATAACAATTATATTGAGTTATCCAGTTAGAATCAGGTACATTATTTCCATGTGTTCTCAATGCACCATTGTTTGAACTTAATATATAAGTTGAACCTAATGTAGTAATTTGATTAATATCTTCTGTACCTATACTAACTCCATTAACATATGCAGTAAATCTACCACTGGTTGGAACTGGACCTACATTACCTTCAACTCTTATAGATAATAATTTATTCTTACAACTTCCACTAGCTGGAATAATTAAATCATAATTTGTATTTCCTATATTGAATGTAAATGATGATGAATCTGCATTTGCAGTTAAAGTCCATTGACTACCACCAGGAGTCAAATCTGAAAGACCTTGTGCAGTAACAGAACCAGTCACTACATTTATCGTTATAGTATCAGTTTGTGTTGATTGGAATGTAGCAGATCCTGATAATCTCAATGCATTATATCTACAATCATTTGTTTCAACATTTGTTCTAGTTATACTTCCTGTAATAAATCCATAGTTAGTTGATTGAGATGTAAATGTTCCCCATTGATTTGCAGGATACCATATTTGATTATCAACATCACATGAATAAACTGTATAAGGTAATAAGTTTGTTCCACAATCTTGTCTACCTGGATTATAATCAATAGATGCAGTTGTGTAATAATCTTCGTTTGGTATTGCTTTATAACTTCCTATGAAAATAGATGATGTACTAAGTACACAAGATGATGTATAATAAGATACATTACTTCCAGTTATTAACAAACTCATTGAAAGAGATCCTGTGTAAGGAACTGATAATACTTGTAAAGATTCACTAACTGCAGATGCAGATGGAATCTCATAAAAATCACCAGTTACAGATGCAGTTGCATCTAATATTGTACTACCTGTTACAGCAATAGTAAATCTACTACTTCCTAAATTTTCATCAAACTTATAATGTAATCTAGAATTAGGTATGTATAAAATCTCATTACTAAATGAAGATGTTAATGGGTCAAACGGTTGATTGTTTGTAGAACAAGATGTGAATGTTCTATAATATGCAGATTGAGAAGGCATTGGCACTAAATTTGTAGTGCTACAATTACCTGGATTTATAGTAGTCCATGTAGAACCACTATCTTCTGTTACCTGAATATATCCACCAACACAACTTTTACAATTTATTAAATAAACTCCAAAAGAAGAGTCAATTGTTAATTGTGTAAAAGATGCACTAGTTACAGAATTCAAAGTAGGAGTACAACAAGAATTAGTTGTTCCTCTTTTAATATCTATAGCTGTTGATTGAAGTTGGTTTGTATTTCTTAGATACAACATAATTTTTTAATTTATTTTAATGCTATAATAGCACCTGCAGTTGTTGATGATGATACTGCTGTGAAAATACCTGGAATAAATCCTGATGCTGATACAAATGTTAATACTGAACCATCAATAGTTTGTGCAACTAAATTACCTACTTGACCGATGTATAAACCACCAGCTGTAAATGGTAATGGATTTGAATTGATAGGGTCAGAACCCGTCACTGCTTGTCCACCAGAAAATTGTCCATTTTCTAAATATCCATGTGCGTTAATAATTGTTCCCATGTTTTATAATTTTATTTTTATTTTACTTTAAAAGTTTGTCCGTTAAATCTTACTTTAGAAACTGAAGAATAATCTAATGTTCTCCAGTCACCAACTTTATCTAATACTTGAATGTTTACCATTCCCTCTTCTTCTTTCGTTGCACTTCCTCCTGCCTCACCACCTACATACGCTGCATTATCCCAAAACATCCAATAATATCTGTTATTTCCTTCTAATGTTTCCCATCCAACTCTAACAGGGTTAGATTCAGTAGAAGCGAATAACATTTCTTGAAACTCTGCAAAACTAATTTCTTGCATTGCAAAGTTTACTAATTTATCATATACTTTATTTGCTTCCATTATTTTAATGTCAACTTATATAAAGTAGATGCTACTAATTGTGCAATTTCATCAACTTGATTTTGAACCCAAGTCTCTTGATAAATTGTCTTTCTTTCAGTTTGAACCATTTGATATACTTTCTTAAAGTATTCAATAGTTGCTTCAGTTGAAGTCCAATCTTCTACATCATGCATTTCATATCCTTGTGGTCTACCATAGATACCTGCTACTGATTCAACTAAACCATCTAATAGACCTTCGATTTCATCATAAAATTGATTCAATGCCTTATGTTCACTAAATGAAGTAGTTTGATTATGCCAGAATATTGATTGTTGTTTACAAGTATTCAATGCTGATAAAAATTCTACAAATGTCATATTTTCTTATTTAAATAATTTCTTTCTTACTTTTCTAGGGCCTCCAATTAATGCAGGTGCTACATAACCATCTGCTGGTTCACCTGCGTATGAAGATGCAATTGATGGGTTACCCTCACCTTCTTGCAATAATCCTAATTGTCTTAATTTGTTTCTACTCCATCCTAATCCTGCTTTACCACCCCATGCCATATACATAAGGTAACCACAACCATCACCGAAAGATGTAGATGTTTCTAAATCACCCTCATGTCTACTTAAAAAAGAATACATTCTCTTTATTGTATCAACAGAGATTGGTTCTCCTTTACTCAACTGGTTTGCTCTTTGTTTTCCTACTGGAGTTCCACATTGACCCCAACCATTCTTATCTGCATATTCTAATGCTCTCTTTGCATTATTCTTAACACCATCTGGATAATCTGAATAAGATTCAAATTCTATTCTTTGACCTTTTCCAAATCTTTTATCTTTTTTGATGATTGCTTTGATTTTCTTTAATGCAATCTCTGCTTCTTTTTCAGATAATTCGTCAATATTCTTTTCTAATATTGCATCTTCCCAAATTGATGCCTGAACTAATTTATGTTCAAACAAACCTTCAATAGAAAATCCTTTTACTTTACCTGCCTTTACATAATCTTTCCACAAACCATCATCGGTAATCTTAAACATACCAACCCAAGTTCCAACAGGTAAATTTAAACCAAAATTATTTGATTTATCTAATTGCCCTTCTTTTACCCAACTCTCAACTAAATGAACACCTTTTATTTTATTATCATGTTCTAAAGTTGCTTTGTCAGTATATTTTTTCATCAAATAGTTCTGTGCTAACTTCTTAACAGTATCTTTTGTAAAAAACACATGATAAGGTTGTCCTTCACCATCTACTCTTAATATCTTCTTATCAGGTATTAAGATTGGGCCAATTAACATATGCTGGTCTTTACTAACTTCAGCAAACATTACTTGGTCTTTATTGAAATACACAAAATCAGATTCGATTGCAGGACTTTCTACCAAACTAATGGCAAACACTTCATCTACATTCTCATCTTCTATTTTTAATTCGTAAAGTTTCATATTGTAATAACATTATAAGTTATAAAAATGATTATCCCCCACTAAAGGTTGCTGCTCTATTAGTTCTTCTATCTAATGCTTGAGCTGAACTAATCTCACCACTCACTACATATGCTCTCAATGGTTCTCTTGCACCAGTTATAGTTTGTGCAATTTGAGTAGATGGGTTAACAGCATTAGTTGTTTGTATTTGTGGTGATGCCATTGATGTTGCTGCTCCACTATATACAGGTGCAGGTGCACCAGTTGCACCAGCATCTACACCACCACCTGAAGATGCACCACCTCCAGACTTACCTTTTGCAGATGTAATTGCTGCAATTTGTGCTGCAGATGTTGCAACTACTCCGGCTATTTGTAATCCTTTATTTAATTGTAATTTTGTCAATAATGCAGTACCTGCTCCAGCTCCAGCTGTACCTGAAGTTATCATAGATGCACCAAGTAAAGCTGTAACAGGATTTCCCAATAATGATAAACCTTGTCCTGCAATTGCTTGACCTTTAGTAATTGTACTTCTTGCATCTGCAATACCTTCTGCAAATCTAAAATTAATTTGTGCAATTGAAGTTGCTGCACCAATTAATACAGATGCAATACCAAAAGCTTTTGCAGCGTCACTACCTTCTTCAAATAATCCACCTAACTTAGCAAATGTGTCTGCAGTAGTTCTACCCAAATCTATCCAACTTTCTGCAATTACTTTATTATATTCTTTTTGTTTATCTGCCCATTCTTTGTCTTTTTCTAAATTATCTTTTTTCTTATCACTTAAATAATTTAAATTATCTATTTGAGCATTAATTAAATCAGCATCTGAGTTTGCATATTTTACTCTGATATCATATAAACTTTGTTGATATGTTTCTTCATCAATTAAACCTTTTGCTTTTTGTAAATCTAATTGTAATTTTTCTTTTTCGTATTGTTCTTTATTACCATCTATTATAGTTTGTAAATCATCAATAAGGCCTTTTTTCATTGCCTCATTTTCGTCTTTACGATATCTATCTCTAACTGCTTTTATTTCTTTAGCCTGTGCCTTTTCTAAATCTTTTGTATTTTCACCATGTTTTTTAGCAAGGTCTATTTTTACTTTATAATTTCTTTCAATGTTTGCAACTTCAGCTTCCTCAGCACTTAATAATTTAATTCTAGCGTCTTCTCTATCTTTAGCAATTTGTTTTAATTCCTCTTGATTCTTTTGAGTTACTTGAGCAGTATGTTGATTATTTTTTTCTAATTGGTCTGCCTTAAAATTAGCATCAGCAATTTTAATTTGATTCTGAGTATCTTTAATATTGCTTAAAGCACTTCTTGCCTCATCACTATCTTTATCTTTTAATTCATTATAGTATCTTTCTTGTGATTGTAGTAACAACTTTCTATTTTGTTGTTCAATCTTATATATTTCTGCAGCATTTGCACCTCTTGCTTTTGCTTCTGCAACTAATAAATCACCAGTTCTTTTTACAGATGCACTTTCAGCATCTAATGCTGCTTTTGCACCTTTTAATAAACTTTCGTTTAATTTCTTTTGTGCTTCTTCTGCTCTTTCTGCTTTCTTAGAATAATTTTCCCAAGCTTCAGAAGTCATTTGAATCAATGCAGTTAATGCAATTAATCCAGTTGCTGCTAATAGACCTGATATTGCAAGTCCAAATGTTTTTGATGCAGTTGCTGCACCTTCTGCAGATACACCAAAAAATTGTAATGCTTTACTTGCACCATTAGTTGCAACAGTATATACTTTACTTAAACCTGTTAAATTACCTATACCTTTACCAACATCAACTAAGTCTTTACCCAATTCGGTAAATGAATTCTTTAATGCATCTAATTTAATACCACCAAATTGTTTTAAAGTAGCAATTGTTCCACCTACTTTATTACCCAATTCACCAACAGGTCCAGGTAATTCACCAACTATTTCAGCAAAGTTATCAGCACCTGTTTTTGCAGATTTTAAAGCATCTTCAACATCATTCATTGCAGCTTTAATTTTATTAAAGTCTTCCGAACCTGCTGCAGTTTCTTTTAATGCTGCTTTTAATTTTCTTAATTGTGCAATTGATGGTTCTGCATCTAAATCAACTTTTATGGTTACTTTTTTATCAGCCATTATTTTTTATTTAATTTAGCGTATCTTTTTATTTTCTTCCATGATTCTTTCCAAGTAGAAGGTAATTTATATTTTCCTTTTGCTATTTCAACACTTTCGGAAACATTATAATAATTATCTTTCTGTAATAAATCAATAATATTCTTTATCATATCAATATAACATTTAATTTTTAATCTATACTACAAGCAACTTCTAGTCTGTGCACCTACTAATCCACTTCCTGAATTATAACCATATACAGGTGCAGGAAGTGCATTTCCAAATAATCTATCAATCACATAGTTGTAAGGGAATGGTGTTGTTCCTTGGTCATCTTGAAAAATATATGTAGCAGGGTCAAATAAACTAGCTCCAGGAACTGCCCATGCAGAAGAAGTACCAACTAAACATATACCACTATTATCAAGTGAATTTGAAAATCCATATCTTTCAGTTAATTGTAATGAACCTGATACAACCGAAGAAGAATTAAATTGGATACTTGCAGTAATAGAATATAAACTACCAGATGTTACAGTAAATCTAGTACTCAATGTAGTATTTTGATTATATACAGTTTGTGAAGTAGGATTAGGCCCATTCACAATTAAACTCATTGTTACAGATGAAGATGTAGGATAATTTACAGGTGTTATAGATGCTGAAATTACGTGAGAAGAAGATATTATTGCACTTCCGCTTCCATTTGCAGTTAATGTTGCAAGTGTTGTAGAATTATCTTTTATTACAAATTGTCCATCTTGATTGGATTCAGAATAACTCCAACTAACTGCACCAAATGTTTGTGGTGCTTTTGGTATTTGCCCAAATGTATCAAATATAATTGGCCCTAATAATTGTAAATCACATTCACCAGTTTTTACACTATAATTGTTTATAGCTCTTAAATGATAATAGTTGCCTCTCCATTCTATTATATCATTTAATGTTAATGCATTATAATCTGCAAAAGGTATAATAGCAGAACAATTAAATAATCTAGTCTTTGGATTATATAATAGTTCAATATATTTTTGATAATACTCATTATATAAAGATGCAGTGGGTGCAGTTCCATAAACTGAAGATTCATTATTAAATAATAATGATTTTGAATTTATAGATGGAAATGTATTGCTTCCTGTTACATTGTAATTATCAACATATGGAAATACAGATGATGTGTTTGCATATATTAAATTATTAGGTGCACCATCTCCTCTATGTTCAATATAAAAAGATTCACATGCAATTTTACCATTATAAAAATAAATATGTGGTAAAACTCTAGCTGGTTTGTAATCAACTGAACTTATAAATGTTGGTAAATATAAAGGTATCTGTTGTGGCATATTTTATTTTTTAATTACAATCTCCGTTATAAGTTATTAACATCGGTCCAGTTGCAGTATTAGTTTGTGCACAGAAATTAAATTCAGTATTTGCAGATATATATTGAGTTTGATAAACTGCATTACAATCATAATAACTTACATATCCATAATTATATTGAGTTGCAACTGCAGTATATGATGAACAACTTCCTGCACTACCTGTAATATCTGGTACACTACCTGATAAACCTGTTCCTTGTAAATAAATTAATGGTGAAGATGCAAATCCTGTTTCTACTTTGTATTCTCCTTGTGAAAAATAGTTTGTAGTATCAATATAATACGATTTACCATACTCTCTGTTTGCACCTTTAGAAAATTGTTGTGAAATATAATCTTGGTCTAATTTGTCTCCAAATGTCAATTTATTTACAGCAAGATTATTTGCAGGTATTGCTTCTATATTTTTATTTAAGTCAATAAAGTTGTCAAATGATTTAACTTTGCCTGATTTATACCAAGTATTAAATGTTTCAACAATAAATTGATTTGGTTTGATTTTACTTGGATACATTATTAAATTAAACTTCTTTTGAACTGAAGTTATAAAGTCGATTAATTTAATACCATTATTCAAACCATTATTACCAATTGGCATATTATCTGGTATAGACATTATCAATCCATCACCTGCCTGATTACATTTTGTTACACTAAAAAATGAATTTGTATTTGATTCAGGTTCCAATACTATTTGAAAATTTAAAAGTGCAGGATCCAGTCTTTCATATACTAAATAAAAATTATAAGAACCAGATGGTAAACCAGTAAATACTCCATAATCGGTTGCATTCCATTGGTCTAATAATGTAAAAGTTTGTTCTCTTATATTTGAACCATTATATACAGAAATTTGTTGCATATAATTGTTTATATTTTCTAATGGAGTTTTAGAATATACTGTACCAGGTGAAGATGTTGGTGTAATTAAAATATAAAATTGAGGTGCATTTGAACCAGATACACCTGTTGGTATCATTTTAAAATTTAGATTTATTTCACCTCTAACTTTTGTTTTAAAATCTATTGAATAATTTAAATCAGAACTTAAATTATTATTTGGATTTTCATTTATATTATACCAATTTAAAAGTCTTGGTGTGTTTGCTGACATAGTTACTGCAGTTACACCTGAACCTGATATTGGTGATATTTTAAATAATCCATATTTTTCTAAATCAATAGATGATGTTCCGTTTACATTTGATGCACCATTCATAATAGGATATCTCAATCCTGAATTACAAATCATATAGACATCATTTAACCAACTCTGTTCCCAAAATGATGAAGAATAAGAATATCCATATTCTTCAAAACATGCATCCCAAACTTCTTTTAATCTAATTGCAGGTTTGAAATCTTGTACACATAATGCACCATATGGGTCATCTATTCCATATTGACCAGAACCATAATTGTATTTTAATTTTTGTCCGTATTCTGCTAATGGATATACAATGCTACCACTAAATAAATTACCATCCCAACTTGCAGTTATATTATTGTAAGATGCAGTGTGGTTAAATTGACTCAATATTGTTAAATCGGTAAGATAATTATTGTTTAAATCTCTACCAAAAGAAGAAAGAGTTCCAAATATAGTTATTTCATATGAATCAATTGCCTTATTTTGATAAACATTTACTTTATTTAATTGCAAATATCCATTGATTAGATATACTGAATTAAAATCAATATAACAAGGAACTTTAATGTTTGTTGCAAATAAAAATGGATTTTGGATGCTTATATCATAAACATGTTCAAAAAATGCATTGTTCTTTGAAGTTCCTGGAATTGTTATTTGTCTAGTAAAATCAGATGGTAGTTGTGCAATATCAAACAAACCTGTTACATTATTAGATATTTTCAAATCTTCATCTTGAAACACATCTAATTGAACATCTTCATTCGTTTGATTATTTACTGCAACAATACGATATGATATGTTTTGTGTAGATATAACTGCCATTAGAATATTAATTTATAAGATTGACCATAAGCAAAATCAAATTGATATTGAATTAAATGGTCTACAACTCCTGTTTTAAATGTTATGTTTTGGTTTAATATAGATAAAGGTCTAACAAAGTTATTTGCTTCATCATATAACCAATAAATTTCATCTGCTACTAATAATTGTTTTAATATATCATTATAAACTTGGTCAATCCAAAATGAATTTACTGATAACTTTGAATTAGCATCAACAATATAGTTTTTATTTTGTGAATCTTGTTTTGCATAAGATAAAGTAGGTGAATTCCAACTTCCTATTTGTGGTTGATACATACTTCTTTTAATGTCAAATGATTCTCTACTTACCATATAGAAATTGAACCAATCAAATTGTCCAAATCTATTCTTCCACATTATTCTTACATTAGGATATTTTTGTTGACAATCAAAGTTAAATTGAATTGGCAAACCTAACTTAGTTGTTCCATCATATGCTTGAATAGTATAAGATGAATAACTTCCAGATAATGGAAAACCACTTTGTGCAGGTGCTTGTGGATATGAAATAATTTGACCTGAAGATGATTCATTACCAGTTAAAGTATAATCAACAGATTGTAAAGATGATGAATATACTAACTTAGTTGGTATAGTTCCACCAGATATTCCTACATATACACCACTATATCCTTTATTTGTTTCAAAAACACTTTGAGTTGCAGGCCCATCGGTCATCAAAGGCCAGAATGCATTAGATGCAGTTATGTTTTGTCCTATTGCATCTGTGTTCATCAATCCATAACCATCTAATGCTTTATATGTAGATGATTTTAAATGTGAACCTGTTACAAATGTTGTTCCATCCCAATATTGTGTATAGAAGTCAACTGCATAATATTCTACATTTGATGAATTATTATATAATGAATCCAATAAAGTTGAATTTATTATTTTACATACATCAAATATACCAACACCTGAAGTATTAGGATATTTTGCAATTGTATAATTTGCAGCAGATGATGATTGTGATTGTGAACCAGTCCAATAATATAATTCACCAATGTATTGAAATGATGATGTAGTTAAAAGATTTGTGTTACTTTCAGCAACTGTAAATGCCATTGGTGATTGTGCCAATGAAACTAATGCTGGGGTTTGAGTTATACTTAAAGACATTTATAATTCGTTTAATATAATAACCAAAAAATAATAAAATATAATTGATACTAATCTTCAGATAATGCATCCTCTATTTGAGAAATAGCATTTTCAGTAATCATATCTACTAATTCATCAAAAGCTCTAATAAAATTTGGGTCTTTTAATGCTTGGTCAACAAAGTTTATTTTATCTGGAACATTTCTAGTTTTACCTTTTTTAACAGTTCTACTTACTGTTGGGTCATTCCAATACTTACCATATTCTGCACCTTCTGGAGCATAATCTAATGTAATAGTTATATCTTTAGATTTTATTTCTTTACTACCAGAACCTTTAACATCCAACATTGTATTAATGTTATTTGCTCTTCTAATTGCTCTTTTAAGATTACCAGTTCGAACAGGTGCTTTATTTGCAACCGTCCTTGCCATAACATCTGCAAGAGATTTGGTTTTGGTTACGATATCGTTTAGAGTTGCCATCTATTCTGTTATATTCCTGTTTGATGTCTACCCAATATACCATTCATTTCTTGAATTGGTCTTATTACTCTACCATTATTGTTAATTGGAACTTTTACAACTTTAGGTGCAGACCATGGGGTGATATATAAATCACCATAAACACCCATGCATATTCCGTGATATCCAGATGAAGATGGTAATGTTACATATTCTAATCCATTAGTTCTCCAATCCCATATAGTCATTTGATTACTATCACCAACCATATAAATTCTACCATCAGCACCAATACATGCACTTGAACTTCTAGTTGAAGGATTTGGAGTTGCCATATCTGTAAGTCCTAATGTTTTTGGATTTATTTTTACAATTGGGTTTCCAGCAAATGGTAATGAATACATAAATCCATCAGGTGCAATTATCATACCATTTCTAGTATCACCATTTGGTGTTCCAAATGATGTATATGTATTGGTTGCAGGGTCAAACTCAATGTAGTTTCTAGTGCCTGAAGGACCAGAAGGTGACCAATATATTTTACCATTAGGGCCTAAACATCCGTTATTTCTATCATTTAATGTTGCAATACTCATATTGCTTCCTGACTCAATAGATGTATCATATCTTACCATTGTATCAGTATTATATGTTCCAGTTGAGTATGCATTTACACCATCATATCCTAATACAAAACAAAAATATTGTGAACCTAATGCTGGTAATGATACGAAACTACCAGAATGATTATCAATTGGTAATTTATACATTCTAGGGTCAGATGTTGCACAATAAACTGCTCTATTTTTAGGTGAATAAAATGCACCATTTGTAGATGCTGCACCTATACTACCTGTTGTTGAAACTGTATCTGTATATGTGTCAATTAACAACCAGTTTGTATTATTATGACCTGGTGAATATATTATACCATTTGCTGCCATAGCACCACCATTGTATTTGGCAGTAGTTCCGGATAAAGTTGCACCTATTTCTACGGGAGAACCATATGTTACTCCATTACCACTACCTGATGTAAAATAATTTCCAGTTGCTCTCATCCATTGATTACTTTCAAAAGATGACCAAGGGTTAAGAGTTTGTTGTGGAAAAGTTAAATCTTCAAACGCTGCTGGTGCAAACATATTATAAGAAGTTTTTGATTGAAGTTGCTAATACAGATGAGCCTGTAATAGAAACCATTGTTAATAAATCAATTGCTGAACCGGTTGCAGTTGCTTGGTAGTCATTACCACCTGCAAATAAGATTGAAGGTGAGAATGCAACACTACCAGTTGATGCACCTGCTGGTTGGTTGATTTGTATATTTATTGTTTGTCCTTTAATTGTATTTGCGACTGTGAAGTGTGTTTTTGCAGATGCAGGTAAAGTTATACTAAAGAAATTACCTTTTGTGAAATCAATTGATGCAGTATTTGAAGTTACTGTCAATTCATTTGGTAATCCACTCATACTACCTGTCACTTGTAAACTACCAGATATAGATGCAGTTCCTGTATAAGGGAATGCAGCACCTCCACCGAATGATGAAGTTGCAACTGTTGTAGTTTTACCACTTGCATCACCTACCCACACATATCCTTGTTGTAAAGATGCAGTTAATTGTTGCATATTAGTCGAACCCGTTATAATCAAACCTCTAGTCATTGTAGGTGAAGGATTATTACCTAAATTTGGTGCAACTGTTAAGAATGGAACCATTGTAAATGTCGACCCATTATCCCAATCACCCAAACCTACTGAACTAGTTCCTGCAAACATTGTTAATTCAACATCAGTGCTAAAGTCTTGATTATATACAGCTACTGTATTGCTAGCTTGTGAAGAAGTATGTGCTGCAGTATATATTGATGCACCTAAAGTAGAAACTTTTGTTGTGTCTTGGTTTATAAATCCTCTACCAAACTCGGTAAATGCACCATCACTACCAGAGATATATAATCTTGGAGTTTCACCACCTGAAGGGCCACTTATCAATACTCTATTTTGTATATGTGTTCCAACCAATGCTCCACCAGGTCCACCAGGAAGTGAATTACTTCCAGATTGAATAAATGTTCCAGATATAATTTGATTACCTGCAAAGTTATTAGACCCTGTTGTTGCAAAACTTCCAGTTTCACTTTCAGTTATCCATGAACCAGATTGAGATGCTAAATTAGAAAACTTAGTATCAATAGATGCAGTGTATGTTGCTAATGTAGAGTTCTTAGTTTCTTGAGATGCAGTGAATGCGTTTAAAGAAGTTAAGTCGGTTGTTACTGCACTTCCTGTATCGACAGTTATATTAAATGTAGATGTATCACCCTTAGTAAATGTAATTGTATTAAGATTTACAGATGCAGTCACTAAGAATGAACCTGTTTCATTTTCAGTTACCCAACTACCAGATTGTGTTCCAATATTAGTTAATTGTTGTTGTAAAGATGCAGTCACAGATGCTAAAGTTGCATCTTTTGTTTCTTGTGATGCAGTGAATGATTGTAAAGACGAAGTTACATTTTCTAATGTAGTATTCTTAATTTCTTGAGATGCAGTAAATGCATTTAAAGAAGTTAAGTCAGTTGAACCACCACCCCATGAACCAGATTGACCTGCAATGTTAACCCATTTTTGATTGTCAATTGATTGTGAAGTAGATAAGTTAGTTAATTGTAAATCAACAGATGCAGTATATGTTGCAAGAGTTGAGTTTTTAGTTTCTTGAGATGCAGTAAATGCATTTAACAATGCAACTGATGCAGCAGACCCAGATGGGTCTAAAGCGTCAATTTGTGATTGTAAATATTGGTCAGTTACAGTTAATGATGCAGATAAATTAGTAATTGCAGTTGCAACTGATGAACTTACAGCGTAAGATGATGTTGCATTCTCTAATGCAGTCAATTGTGATTGTGCACTTGCAGTGAATGTATTATATCCTGAATTAATTACTAATTGAGATGCAGTGAATGAGTTCAATGAAGTCAAATCCACAACAGATGCAAACGATGAAGTTGCAACTGCTACTGGTTGATTATTACCATTACCTACCCATGTGTATCCTGTTTGAATATTTGGTAAATCATATGGAGTTTCTGTCATTACAATACCCATACCATTATTACCTTGTCTTGTCACAACACCTAATGGTTGTATTGGAGTTGTGCTACCAGTTGGTCTAGTTGCAGTCCAACCTCCACCTACTCCAACATAAACTTCAGTTCCTGCAGGATATGCATTTGTATCTACTCCTTCTATATGTCCAAATATAATACCTTTACCTGTTGCACCTGCAGCAAGAGTTGTGTCACCTGCAATAAGTGTTGCAGGCATTCTTAATGGATTACTTGCATCTGCAATATAAACATCTACATTATCTCCAGTAGAACCACTTGCAAATAGAGGTGTTCCTTTATTGATTGTTACACTTTCTCTATTTCTAATATTCTGATACATTGTCTTCACATATTGTAAAGATAAAGTTCCTGCACCATTGGTTTGTATAAATGATTCTGCACCATTATCAGCAGTAGGATAATTTAATCCTGCTATTCTTGCAGTTGATGAAGTTATTTGTGTAAATGTTTGACTAACACTCCATGGGTTTGATACATCATATCTTGCAAATGAACCTGTTTCAGATTCAGTTACCCAACTTCCTGACTGAGAACCAATGTTTGAAAACTTTTGGTCAACTGATGCAGTGTATGTTGCAAGAGTTGTGTTTTTTGTATCTTGTGATTGGGTAAATGCATTCAAAGAAGTTAATGGTGTAGTAATGTAAGAACCAGTTGCAGTAATCAATTGATTAATTTGTGATTGTTGTGCTGCATCAACTGCTGCAACAGATGCAGAATTTGCATATGAAGCAGTTGCACTGATTAATTGGTTTACTTTACTATCATTTGATGAAGTGTATGCATTTAAGTTTGTTACAGATATGTTTACACTTGCAGAAGTTGACTCTAAATTATTTAATCTGTTATTCGTAGATGCAGTATATGCATTAAACGAAGCAGTTGATGACAAACCTTGTAAGTTTGCACCATATATATTTCCTGATGAACTTATGTCAGTTCCATTGAACGAAATATTTAATGATTGTCCAATACCATCTTGCAACATTGTCATTGTTCCTGGAACTAATGCATTGTCAGTTCCTAAGTGTGCAAGAGAGGTATAACTCTGCGATATGTATAAATTACTTAAATTTCCCATTTTATATTTAATTTTTTATGCTTTATTCCACGTTTTATATGGTTGGTTTGGTGGTAAATTCCAACTTTGAAATGTTGTTCCCCATACTTGAGGTGCAATCCATTTCAAACACTCAGGACAATCTCCAAAATTAGAACTTGGTGTTTGTAATATTGGAAGATTCACCAAATCAAAATCATCTGAATTCTCAAATGTATTGATAATAGTATAACAATTCACTCCGTAAGAAGTAGTGATGTTCTGAGCATTTGGATAAACATAAGGTGCAGAAAACACTTGTCCAATGCTTCCACTTCCGTTTAATACTGCTTTGTAGTAATCTCCGGTAATACAATCCTGAATTAGATATCCACTACCTGAAGGATTAATTAAGAAGAATAAACATCTGTCTTTATTGTTATGAGTTGTTAATGTAAATTCTGCAGTCCATCCAGCAACACCATTATCTAATCTATCTGCAAAAGGAGTGCATATAATGTCATCATTGATTTCAAATCCCTGAACACCTCTTTGCGTGTATGAAGTTAAATCGTTGATTATTGCAAGTGTATTTGCAAATATGTCCACTTTATCATCAACTTGATAGTAAGGTATTGTTTGTTGGTTATCAGTCGGATTTGATTCGTTATTTCTATTCTTAACTTTATCTGCAACCATTAACTGACATCTGAAATTAGATGTTGATGTTCCAAAATCAGTTTCTAATATCTGAATATTTGCAATAGGATATTGAGGAAATTGTCTTTCACCAAAATCCCACAAATCACCCATAGATGCAGCACCTATACCTGGATGATTACCCATAATAGTTTTCCAATAGTTTATTACATTATAATAAAGCGTATTGTTAGTTCCTGTATTGTGTATTATTTGACTCATATTAATTTGGGTATAGTTCGAATAAACATCTATTTTTATTATTGTGTGTTGCAAGTGTAAATGTCACAACCCATCCTGCTAAACCAGAATCAAATCTTTCGTGGAATTGTATACATTTAATATCACCTATAACATCGAATCCAGTTACACCTCTTTGAACAAATGAAGTTAAATCATTTGCAATTGCTAATAGGTTTGACCAAATATCCATCTTATCTTCTTCTTGATAAAAGTAAATAGTTTGTTCGTTGGTTATAGGATTACTTTCGTTATTTTTGTTCTTATACTTATCAGCAATTAAGATTTGTATATCCCATAAAGTTTCATTATCACTAAATCTAGTACCTGGAATAGTTACATTCGCTACTGGATAGTTTGGAAATTCTCTTTCATCAAAATCTTCTATATCTTCATTACTCACTTGTGTAATAGATGGGTGATTTGACATAAACTCTGCAAAGAAGTTTACCAAATTATAGTAATTTGTATAATTTACATTCGTATTTGTAACTAAAGGTGTTCCCATATTTATTACAATTGAATACCAGAAAAATACTGATTACTTTGGTCAGGATAAATCTGAGTTTGATTACCAACCGATTGTAAGTATTGAGGTATTTGTTGTGAATATGCAATCAAATAGTTTTGTAATCTTAATGCATAATAGTCAGCATTATTTAATGCTTTAGTCAAAAGATAATCTATCTCACCCTTAGCAGGTGCAATACCTTGTTCACTTTGTTGTTTAACTGCACCATTAGATTTAAATTGAACAGAACTAAATGGGATATATTCTACTGCAGAATACCAAATCAATGCATTCTTTACATAGTCGTCTAACAAATCTCTATAATATACAGAAAGATTATCTACATTGTTTGCAACGATTTGTTCTTGTAAATAACCAAACAAAACTGTACCTAAAAGATTTTTTAAGTATTTGTCTTGTGCAGTTCTTACAAATGGCAACAATGCATCTGCATCTATTGCACCTTGCAACGGAGTGTTTTTAATGATATCGTTTCTGTTAATGAATAGTGCGTATGCCATGGTTTATTTTTTAATTATTTCGTATTCTCTTTCAAAAAATGCTGAATGCATATTATATTTTGTTTCAGGTAACATACTTTCTTCTAAAGTTGTATCCTGAGTTGTTTGGTCTTGTGGTTCTTCTTGAGTTGCAGGATTCTCTAATGCTTTATTAGTTTCATCTTCAACTTGTGCAACTGATTTATTAGTATCTGCCGCTTGTTCAGTTAAAATTGCTAATGGAGTTAATTGTTCGAAGTATAATTCCATTTCATCATATCCACCTTCAGTCAATGCTAAATCTAATGCATTTAAGATTAAGTTTTGGAATGGTGCAATTGTCATTGTTTGTAAAATAGAGAATGCAGTTTTCATTTCTTCTGATTGTGAAGAGAAACCATTATTCTTAGTTCTAATACCAAACAATAAAGGTGAAGTTACTCTATGTGCAACTAAGATTCTATCTTGTGTATATTCTGCAACATAATCATACTTCTCATGCAAATTAGGAATATCAATAATGTCCAAAGTAGGTTTAGTATTTGGGTCATCGTTAAATGATAACATAAATCTACCTGCATTATCTGTTCCTGTGAATTTTGCTTGAACTAAATCTTCGATAGTTTCTCTCTCTTCAGGGGCAGGAACTCCATTATTGAAGTTCAACATCACTGCAGGTAAGAAACCGTTTGTAATGTTATTTAAATGCAAATTAGATATCTCTCCCTCACTTACACAGAACTGCATTGCAGAAACCCAATCTGGTAAACTATAATAATACAAATTTGGAGTATAATTCTTAATGTAAAGTATTTCACACTTCTCAGTTGATGTTCCAAATGCAGGTATCTTCTTCTTTTCTTTTATTTTCTTTTGGTCATTCCAATCTGTGCAATAAAAATAGTTTTGCACTTTAGGATGTGACAATAACTTCTCTGCTCTGATATATTGAACAGGAACGTGATAGAATTTAATTACTTGTGTATGGTCATCATTCCAATATACTTGATATGCTGCATTACCGAATAATTTTAAGTCAAATGCAATTCTCTTAGTTTCTTCTTGTGGAATTAACTTCTGAAGTAATTTATTATTTACTTCATTTTTAGAATATACACCTTTACCATAAATCAAATCAGCAATACCTTCAATACATGCAGAGTTTGTAGTTGACACATTGAATGTAGTTGTTACTGCATCAAAGAAGTCATCATGTCCGTAAACACCAAATGGTATCCAGTTCTGACGTGTTTTAGCATCTTCTGTAATGAATGGAAGTTGATTATTATTTACATTTACTATTGCAAATTTTTGTCCTTGTTTCATATTATTGTAATATTATGTATCTGTTTTCGCTAGCGTGTGATGTTACTGGCGGTATTTGGTTTTCGTATACTGTTTTATCTGTTGATGCAGATGCATAAACTTGGATTGAACCATGCCATATATCAGTTGTTGATGTATATAAGGTTGCACGATATTCTGCACCTACATATGCACCACTAATACTTGCAGTGAATTGAAGTAATGATTCATATCCGTCATAAGTGATTCCACTCATTGACATAGTAGAATTTGCAAGTGTATACATGTCTTGTAGACTCATTGTATATTGATTACTTGCAGTTGGTTCAGTTCTAATGGCAAATGCATTAGACTGAGATATGTGATAAGCTAACATTAGGTATAATTTATCTTGTCGTTATCTTATAATAACAATGCATTATCCCAAAATAGTTAAAACAAAAAACCCCACTCCGAAGAGTAGGGTTAGTTATTTATCAAATCTAATACTGAGATTAGCTGTTAGTTCCGTATACGATTGTTGGTGCGTTTGCTCCTAATCCTGCGAAAGCAGAAGTAGTAGTTGAACCAGAAATAAATGCTGCTGGTAATTGTTCCATACCTGTGAAAGTTACTGAATAACCATAAAGGTCACCCAATGCTCCACCAGTTTGGATAGTTCCTGAAGTTACATCTGCTCCTAATTTTTCACCAACTAACAATGCGTCACCGTTATTAGTCCAAACGATAATTTGTGGTCTACCGTATGCCATCAACTTTAATTGAGTAGTCATTTCGTTAGTCAACTTCTTTAAGTTCAACACTAATTGTTGAGAGAAGAAAGTTGTACCATTATCTCTTGAAGAGTTAACAGTCTCAGTATAGTTTGAATTTCCTTTTAATTGGTAGTAGTACGCAGTTGAACCTGATAAAGAAGTTACTTCACCAGAACCATTCTTTGTAAAGCTTCCAGTAGTATAGTTGATGAAATAAACACCTTGAATACCACCAATCGATTCTTTACAAACTTCGTTTCTACCAGCTGATAAATTACAAGCCATAATGATTAGTTTTTAATTTTGTTAGTTAAAAGGTAGGTGGATTTCTCCACCCGAC